GTGGTTTCTCCTGTCTCGAGCTCGTGGATGACAAGGCAATGAATGGTGTCTGTCTTGTCCAGTAGCCCGTTAGATTCCAAGTCAAAGATAAGGGTTTTCATTGTAGATCCTCGGGGATTTCCACCGGGGGCTGACCGCTATCCTTGAGCCTTCCTGTAAGCTGGTTGTATTCTAGCCGACAAGCCAGCCCTGTCTCGCCCGTGTACCGATTCTTCAGCACGCGAACGAGGGTGAAGTTTTTTTGTGTTTCGTCCTGTTGGTTGCGCTCCAATCCCAGAACGATGTCCGAGAGTTGGGCGATGCCAGCGGAACCGCGAAGCTGGGACAGACTTGTAGTCGCCCCCTCTTCGTGCCCCCTACCTTCTGGTCTTTTTAGATGACTGACTAATATGAGCCCAATCTTGAGCTCCTCCACAATCGAGCGCAGACGGGTCATAGTATTGTCGATGAGACGGCGCTCATCTCCTTCGCCCATTCCCGAAACCACAATCGAAAGGTGGTCCAAGATGATCCACCCGCACCCGCACCCTTTGACCATGTAGCGAATACGGTTGATCAGGTTGTCAGAATCGAGGGACCCGAAGTGATCGTAGGTGAAGAAGCGGCCAGTTGAGAGGCACGCATCATACGCCTTCTTTATCTCATCCTGAGGCACCTCCTTGAGGCGAAGGTGAAGCGGAGTGCTCATCTCGATACCGAGGATGCCCAAAGCTGTCCGCCTGACGCTTTCCTCTAGCGCGATGTAGCCCACGGTCTGTCCGTTGGTCAGAAGCCAATGGCAAACCTCGCGGCAGATTTGGCTTTTGCCAATACCGCTCCCAGCCGTGATGGTCACGAGCTCGCCTTTGCGAAGCCCGTGGGTCATCGCCGTCAGGCCTTCAAAAGGGTATGGAACGGCTTCATGCTGGTCCACCTTGGTGATGTAATCCCAGAGGTCCACCCCACCGACGATGCCATCCGGGCGGTAGTCCTTGGCCCTCCACATAGCCTCGATGAGCTCGCCTCCACGCTCGGCAACAAGCATATCGTTGGCGTCCTTCAGAGGCAGGGCGGCAATCTTGGCCTTGCGGGGGCTCATCAGCGCCGCACATTCCTGAGCCGCCTTCCTCCCGGGCTCGTCGTTGTCGAACATGAACACCACAGTCTCGAACTGCTCTAGCCACTCGAGACTGCGGGCAACGGCCTTGGCCGCGCTCTGTGCCCCGTTGGGAACGCTGACCACGGGCCATTTGTGATTTTGAACTTGGCTAAGGGAGAGAGCGTCTATCTCGCCTTCTGTAACCGTGACCATCTTGTAGGAGCCCTTCCAAAGGTGCATCCCGTAGAGGCCCATACGATGGGCGTCCCCGATGATCTTGAAGTCCTTGTTAGGAAACCTAACCTTTTGAGCGATCACGTTCCCTTCGTTGTCTTTGTAGTTTGCGATCTGTACAGGGCGCCCGAAGTACTGACCAACTCGGTAGTCCCACTTCTGGCACGTTTCCTCGGTAAGGCATCGCTTACTAAGGCCTGTGATCTCACCCTCTAAATATCCTTCTACTTGCACCTTTTCCTTTCTCAGCGTCGGTTGCCCGTCGCCGTGTTCGTAGTTTTCACAACTGAAACAATAAGCATGGCCGTCGCTATAACGAGACAGAGCATCGCTAGAGCCGCACTTAGGGCACGGCTCATGCTGTATGAAATTGGACGTTAGCTCCATTGTTACCTCCGCTGTTCACAATCTCGACACCCAATAAAAACAAACGCTCTCCGTCTTTGTAATCAGCGGTGTATGGAATTGGGGCCTGTTCTTCTAAATCTTTTTCTAGCTCTTTGAACTCAACTGTTGGCAACCCAATCTTTTTCGGCTTTGTCCCGAACCTTCCCTCGAACTTGTTTAGAAACTCCGCGTAATCCTTGTATTTCAATTTCTGTGCCCTCCTTGATCCAATCAGCGGGAATCCTCCCGCCGTCAGAGAAAGGGAAACCATGTTTGGTGGCCCAATCTCCGTATGTTGTTTTGCTTTTCTTGTTAAGACGATTTCTGGCGTTCTGAAACACCAGACGAATATCCAGCCCCGGGTTATTGGCTTTTACCGCAAGAAGTTTGGATCGGTCCTCTGGACGGAACCAGCCTTTAGCCTCAAGGATGACCCCAGCGGGAAGGATAAAATCGGGTGTGTACCGACACTCCCTCACGTAGGGAAAGCTGATGCTTTCGTATCCAAACTGCACCCCACCCCTTGTGAGGTGGGATGCAATTTGAACTTCGAGCTTCGAGCGATATTTAGAAGTCAGCATTAGCCTCAGCAGGGGCCGTTGCTTTCTTCTCAAAGATGTCGTCAGAGAAACTTTCGCCTCCCGAAACGAAACCTTCCTCTTCAGAAGTGAACCCATAATTATCAGTCTGCATGGGGCCACCCGGGGCTTTGAGGTCAAGCACCTGAACCGCTCGGCAACGGAGCGAACAACCAACTCCTAGCGCCGGGGTGTACCAAGGAAACACGTCCGCCGCCACACGAATGGTTGATCCTCCTCCAACGCGCTCTTCAATCGGCTTGTTTTTGGAGTCAAACAAAGCAGGGCGCTGTTCCCACTCTTTTCCGCTCTTTCGGCTTTTTACCTTAGCCGCAAGCGCAAACTTAATGCGAATGTGCCCGGTCTCGTTGCCCTCTTTGTCCGTGTCCTTTTTGATCGGCAGAGGGGCCATTTTAAGCTCTTTCTTTTTGAGAAGAGCGCATTGCTCCTTGTAGTAATTTTTTACAATTTCCTTCACCTTCGCGGCAAACTCGTTGGCTTCCTCCGGGGAAACCAAAAGATTGACCGAGTACTCGCCCTCTGGCTTGAACTTGGTGTCGGGTTCGTTGAGTTTCGGATACGAGGCTACGCCCTTCGGGCTAATAAGCCTCACGCTTCTATCGCTCATATTCCTTCCTTCCTTTCTTGGTGTTCCTCCCGCGTTAACTCCGGGGAGGTTTTGGTTTGACTAGCCAAAAGTGTAGGGGGCCCGCTCAATTTGACAAGGGTCAAAAAAGCCCATTTGAAAAGCAGAAGATTCTCTAATACCGCTATTAGAATTGCTTATGCTGTCGTAAAAAAGGTCTAAATTATTTTTTCTAAAAACCTTTACAAAAGCGCTTCGAACAACTTTTGTTAACTCATCCATATAATTGGCATGGGAGCCGTAGCAATCGTGAATAGCTACTCCATGTTTGGAAAACTCTGAAAAAGACAGATGAACAATCGAGGAGTCCAGCGAATGAATAAAATTGGGTGCCACACTCCCTGACTGCTTTTCGCAATCAACTTTTTTAGGGTCTTCTTCCAGCAACCGAAAATATCGGTATTTCCCGGCCAAGCACGTTTTTACCTCAACCCCTTTAGCCTTCATGTAGGGCTGGACAACAGGAAACCCGCTAGGGGAAACCCACGAAAGATTTTGATTGGCTTTAGCCGCTGGTCGCGCAACCGAGGCCATCCAAGTCATGCACTCAGACGCTTTGGGCAAAAGCTCCTCCACAATTTGCTGAACAGTTGTCGCGTAATAGCGTGTCATCCCCCAGAATTGTTTGATTTCTGCTCGAGGGTCAATTTTAGCTAAACGAAGCCTTACCCACTCCTCGGCGTTGCGCTGGATGCTGTAGGTAGTCCCACCGTACGGGATTGTCATCACGGCTGGTTTGGTAAGCGAGCGGTCTGGTTGAAGCTGTAGCCACAACCGGGCTACATCAGTATTGTCGGCTCTGCACTTTTCAATAAAAGAGTCGCAAACTAAGGTATATACATCGTAGAGCCGGGGTGTTTCGGTCAAGTTTGTTAAGCGTGCGCTGTTTTCATCCCCGGTAAGAAGAGACAAAACTTGAAGACCTGATGAGGTGCAGTCTACAGTTATGGGGAGGCGGCACTTGTAGTTGTCGATTTGAGCGTGGTTGCGAAATTCTATACACCACCGAAGAAACTGCCATTTGTTCTTTGCTTCTTGCCACCATCTGCATCCATACGGGTCGTTGGCGCTCGCTACTATAACGCTAATATGGTGGTCCACCCACTCGCACCGCTCTGAATGGCTAATTTTATCTTTGCCAAAAAGGTTGGCTCCAAAGATTTGAAACCAGAAGTAACCCCGGTCTGTAAGGACCTCGCCATCCGCAAACTCTAAAAGGGCCCGAGCGTAATCGCTACCCTGAGGGTTTAGATGCCCCGGGAGGTAATAACAACGCCCACGAAAATCCAACTGTACAGGAAAGTAAATTTGCTCCCCTAAAAACTTTTTGGCCGTGTACAGGGTTTGAGCCAGCGCCACCCTAGCCGCTTTCATGCGTACGTTGGCTGTATGCACGTAAGCCGCCCGCTTGTTGTAGGCCGACCAAGCCGGGTCCTTACGAGGCGCACCGTTTGGGCGCTGAGGAAGAGCGAGCGTGCGATTAAGAGGGATGTCTCCGCCATCGTCCAAGCCACGCTCCCAATAATCGTACATTACGTCAAAAAGCTCCCGGCTTATTTTCCAAGGGGTTTCTTGAAGGCGGTTCACGCATTGGACTACGGCGGGCATATCAGCGGAAAGCAAAAGGCTAGTTTGGCGTTTGTTCCGAGACTTGACCAAAGTATGGTCAAACGTGTCTGAGCCGTAGCCGCCTCCCCTTATCATCCCCGGGGTCCATGCCACAGGCTTTTCCACCATTGGCATAAACCGAGGCGTCAACACCTCCCCGCTTTCGACGTAATTGTTGATCCATGCCATGCACTCGTCGGTCGCAACTATGACGTTTGTATACCGCTTTGGGGCGTCAAACCGCTTGTGCACCCGGACTAACCCGGTGTGTTTCATAAAAAGGTCCAGACAAGCGGCGCCTACGTGAAGCCGTTGCTTCCGCGTCCATAGGTCCATCTTGACCCCGTTGGCTGTCATGGTTTGGCGGGCGCACTTGCGACGGAACTCGTAGCCTTTCTTGGTTTTGTTTAGCCTTCTTTGTACCGCCACCCCAAGGCTACCTTTAACCCTTTTGAACCTTCGCATACGCGTTTCGTCTTCCACCGATTCCCCAATCCTTACACACAAAGCAGTCATCGGCTTTTGTGTTGATACGGAACTTAAGATTACCTTGGAAGCGAGCACGGCCACAACTTCCGAGGGAAGAAGTTTAAGATAGGGTACAGCGGAATGATGGACGCCGGGAGTTCTGCCCGCCTTTGCCACAAACTCGTCAATCGCGGTAGCAACTCTCTCGATGCTTCCCGAAAGAAGTCTACGCACAGGAGCCGAGATAAGCTCATCCCCCCGGGAAATACCGTTGGCACGAACTTTTTGAGCCGTGAGCTTTGCGCTCAACAGCATCTCCTTGTTTAGCTCTGCTTGCGTGTGCAAAGCTAGTTATGAACAAACTTTTTCCGGCGGAGCTTACTGCCTGAACTAACCACAGCTTCTTTTTTAGAAGCTCGGGCCGGGAACGTGGCAAGTCTGTAAAGTTTCTCGGCTGTGCTGTGCAAAGGCAAAAAAGAAGTACACTTGTTTTCTTCGTTGTACTCAATCTCTTTCAAATACGTTTGCCCCTTTCCCAAAGAAACCGCATTAGCTGTAAATCGCTTGCAAAGTTGAGCAATAGAACATTCGGCGTGGTTGCAAAGAATTGTTTTGCTCATACAGTTTAGCCTTTGTTTTGAGTTTCGATCTCTTCTTTTAAGCGGTGAAGATGATAAGAAAGCGCTTTGTTTTGCTGGTTAAGGCAATCGCATTCTTTTTCAAGGTCTCGGGCTATGCGGCGCCAACTGTCTGAGTTGGCGTATCCGCTAAAGAAGGAGATAAGCCCGAGGTAGACCATGCTGAGTCCGAGCACGATGGCCCCGACAAGGCAGGTCCACAGGGCGATAGTTGCGAGTAGTGGTGTGGTGGCTTCCATTTGTTTTCCTCCGTTACTGATCTGAGAGTTTCAAGGTTTTCACGAAGCTGTCTGTTCTCAGACCACAGACGTTCGTTTTCCTCTCGCATCTGGCGGAGGCCAACCTCAAGAATTTGATCAACAGCCCTGTTAAACACACAATTATTGTTTTGCATAAGGAATCACGTAATAGGGACCAAAAAACGGGTAACAAGCGCTGTTTAGGAAAAAGTTCACAGCGCTAGTTATTTTAGTCTGGACATAAAAATAGGCGTGCCTTCCCCAACGTACGCCCCGGCTTGGTTGTACTCATGGTATTCGTACGCTTCTTCCCGGGTCATTTTATCCCGCTTCATTAGCTTTTTGATAACCTCGTCCCGGTCATAAACAATCCGGGTAGGGGAGCCGAAGGTGTCAGCCACACCGACAATACAATCGTCATAGCCCACCATCTTCATGGCCTCTGGGGCCCACAGCGTAATAAAGTCTATGGCTTTCACTTAGAAGAAATAGCGAGATGGAAGATTTTGCGCCACTTGTGCTCTGCCTTGGGCTTGGGCTCTTTGAGCACAATCTTTTTCTCACGTTCGTCGTGATCGAGGTGCGGCCCAATAGGTGAGTGGGCCACAAAGAACACAGCCAATATAGCCATGAACGCTTTGTCCAGTTTTGTTGGTTGTCTGTTCATAATTAGCTCTTTTCGATTTCGCAGTCGGTTGGGAGATAGCTATCGAGGGGAAGGTTCTCCCCCACAAAGGCGATCTGTTTCCCGGTGGTTTTGTCGGTCAACGTCCAGCCGCCTTCGGCCCGCCCGATGACAACGACCTTCTTTTTCTCAGTTGATTGCTTTTGCGTACTCATACTCCTCCAGTTTCTTTGTCGCATCCATCAGGTTTTGAGGTAGCAAATGGGCGTACCTCAGGGTCACTTGGATGCTTTTGTGACCCAAAAACTCTTTTACAGTTAACAGGGGTACCCCGGCTTGAACCAACCGAGACGCACACGTATGCCGCAATGCGTGCGGAACAAACTGTGCGTCATCCCCCAACCGCATCATGTTTTTCATCCTGTTCCAAACCTTGTTAAACGAGCTTTGGTTCACCGTGTCAAACGGCCCCTTTCCGTCTCTGGGTAGCGACGCCAACAACTCTTGGGCGCGCTTAGTCAAAGGTACCGTACGAGCTTTCCCGCTTTTGGTGTCCCAAAAAGTAGCCTTATCGTTGTTTAGGTCTTTCCACTCAAAACTAAGCGCTTCGCCTACTCGGGCCCCGGTGTCGATCAGGAAGACGCACAGCTTGGCATAAAACCCAAACCCAAGGTGCTCCAAAGTTTTAAGCATAAGAGTTTCCTCTTCTTTACTCAGAAAACGAATCCGGCCCTCATATTCCTTCTTTCGGTGCATTGCAGGAACCTTTGTGATCCAATCGCGCTCAAGAGCAAATCGAAGCATCTTGGAAAGCGCCGCCAGCTTTCGGTTAATCGTGGCGTTTGAATTTCCCTCGTTCTCTAGTATTTGGACGTACTTATCCACGTCCTCCGCGTTCAGGTTACTCACGTAATCTTCGGCCCCAAAATGCCTCACCGCCCGGGCTGAATTGATAAAAGCCGTGTGCTCGCCCTTACTGCCGTGCCAATATCTTGAATGGGTAGCCCGACGAAGCTCCTCCCAAGTTCTCCCCGTGGTTACGCTGTCTCCACGATCAATAGATTCACCACGTAATAGCTTGGCTTGGCTTTCCATAAGCCAAGCATTGGCCTCCGCTTCGGTAGCAAACTGCCTCCGTATGCGTTGTCCGTCTGTAATAAGACTAGCTTGGTAGCCGTTTCCGCGTTGGTTTACTGGCATGGTGTGTGTTCTCCTCGTTTTCCTTGACCGATTCCAAAACTGCCCGAATAAAGCCGTTCACGTTCCCGCTAGTGTACTCGTTCGAACAAGACTTAACCCAGCGGTACATAGACGGTTTAAGTTTAATCCCCACAAACACGTCCTTTCCATTGGAAGGGGTGGGCGTGGCGTCAAATGTTACTTCCCCAAGAGCAACCAAAGCGCACAACTCAGACTTAGCTTTTTCCAAAAACTTAGGGTCTACTTTCATTTTCTGCCCCCCATTGCAAACTCGCTCCCAAGAACTTTGCCAGCCACCAGCGAGGCATCCACGTAATACGGCCAGCAAATCCCGCAAATAATTCCAACGTCTTTGGTCTCAGCGTGACTTACTACTACTCCATTCCAAGGAGTAAAAACAACCTTGTCGCAAAGCTCACAGCGCCGTGGCCCTTTGTTGGGTATCTCGCCTTCCATGTTTCAATAGTTGCACGGTGCTGTTAGTAGACGCAAATAGAATTTTCTGCAAAATAACACGTATTAGATATTTTAATTTTCCTTTTTAGCTTTTCTACTTTGTGGTTTAGATTTCAGGTTAGGGCGGTTAACACGTAAAGTTGCGGAGTTAACACGTAATGGATGATCATAGTGGGCGACCCCCGGGGCCCTCCTGCTCCGCCCGGGGCCCCCTCCCGGTCAACTCCCCATTCTTCCGGGGTCGATGCGGCGGGCCCGGTAAAGATGCCCGCAAGAATCGCGCGAGGATGCCCAAGGTGGGGCGATCACGGGCCCGGTAGGGTAAGGAGTGCGGGCAATAAAAAAGGCCCCTAGGATTTGAACCTAGGAGCCTTTCCCGGTGTTCCCGGTGGGTCGGTTTACTTTTTCAGAGCGAAAAAGAATAGGATGAACAGGGCTAAGAGAATGCCCAGCCCGATATGGTGGTTCACCTTGTCAATGCTTTTCATAGGCGACATTCTCCGTTCCCTTGTCCCAGCACGCCCTACACGCGGCGCATTTATTCCCTTGCGCCCGGGAAGGGCACGTTGCCCCCGAGGTTGTCACGGTCGAGGTGACTAGCCCAAGGCGCCGCGCCAACTCCACCGGGGCGGGCCCATCCACCATGTGGGCCGATAGGCGCACCGTTAGGTTTCCCGGGATGGTTCCGCCCATCTCGAGAAACTTTGAAACGATGGCATATTCCCGGGTAGGTAGCCAATGGCGCACGTCCGGGGTGAGGTTGCAAACCTTCACAATCTGCCGCAAATGCGCGACGTTCTGAAGGTCGCCCGAATCATGCCAGCGGAAAAAGCGGTTGCCTTCCGCGTTGATTAAAAACGCGATGGCCTCCGCCCATTCCGGGTGACGCATGGAGCGCAACCGTTTCGCCAGCGCGGCCCTTACTGCCGGGAACAAGTAGCGGTTCCGCAGGGCGTAGCATTTCGCGCATACGCTCCCGGCGATGGCCCGCAACTTGCTCCCGGTCTTGCAGAGGGTCGCGGGTATGGAGTAAGCAGGGCACGGCATTTTGGACGGATAGGAGAATCCGCCCCCGGTCAACTGTTCGGCTTGGGCCAGGGTCATTTCCGGGCCTCCCCGACAATTTCCCAACCGTCGATTCCAAAGTGGGCCCATCCTTCCCGCCAATCGTCCCCGGTGTAAGGTATAAAATCGGGGCCGTGGTCCTCGTTTAGAATCGAAACAAGTTCGACAAGAGACATGGTGAAAACCTTGTCCGCTTGGGTGTCTTTTATGGTGTAGTATTGCATTTTTACTGGGTGAGCCCGGGAAACGGTTGGAACGCTCCCCGGGCCCTTGTTGGTGTGGTGTGGTGTGCTTTCCTTGTTGGTGAGTTTAGCTAGCGAGGGCGAGCTCCCGGGCGGTCGTGTGGATGTCCGCGTCACCCTGTTTGCAGGCCGCGTGGAGCTCGCCGAGACGGCCCCGGTTGGCGGTTTCAGCTATATTCCAGAGAGTCCGATTGAGGCGGATGCTGGCATCAATGTTGCGAAGGGCCCGGATACCCCGGCGAGCCCATCCCACCGTTCCCGAGGTGAAACTCTCCTGTGCCCGGTTGAAGGTGCGCCATAGGTCGCGGCCCTCGTCTTCCCGGCGGCGGGTGATGTGGGCGGCGGTTTCGGTGAAGTAGGAGCGGCGCAGGGCCTCAGCCTTACCCCACCGGGCGATTCCGGCGAGGTCAAAGAATTGGCCGTGTTCGGCGGTCTCGAGCTCCCGGGCCATCCAAGCGGTGACAGACTGATCCAAGCGCGGCAGGGCCTCGCGGATAGCTTGGGCCCCCTCGAGGATGCGAGCAGACAACTCGCCCCGGTCGCCTACGTGGCGCACGCGGATGGCGGTTGCCGTGGCCCCAATGACAACTCCGTTTGAGCACGCGAACCTGTAAAGGCCCGCGAGCAGGGTGAACGCGGCGGTGCCGTCGTTCGCGTTCCGCAGAATGATTTGCGGCTTATACTCCCCGCCCCGGTTGATAAAGTCCGGGTGATCCAGCCTCAGAGCGTGGGCGATGTAGGGCGCACGTTCCGGGGTGCGATGGCGGCGAGCGGTGATGGAATCAATTTGATACCCCGCCTCTGCGAGCGGTTGCAGGGCGTCCGCCGTGCTGATCCCGGCAAACCGGGCCGACGTGGTGCCGCTGAATCCCTCCCGGGTGGCGAGGTAAGGCCGCTCCTCAAAAAAGCGGCGCATGGTCTCCATAGTGGCGTTGCTGATGGTGTCGTTGTGTGTGTTCATAGTGTGTAGTGTGGTTACTCCTTTTATTTTCTGTTTATGGTGCCCGCGAGAATCCCGAGAAGGATTCCCGAGGCGAAGACTGTCCCGATAGCTAAGGCGAGGTCGGCGGGTTCAATGATCATTTCCGGGCCTCCTCTAGCGGGGTCGAGGTGACGTTTAGAAGACGCCCGCTCTCGTCCGTCCAGTAGGAAACGGCATACTGCCGCCCCTCAGGGCATAGGAGGATTTCCCCCCGGGTGATCCGGGGCCCTTGGCTATCCGCCCGGTGTAAAACGTCAAACTTCTTTAGGATTTTCCAGCCCCCTGAAAAGCTCATTTCCGGGCCTCCGCTAGCCTCTCGAGGGCCACTAGGGCCCCCGCGAGGGTGAGAAGAGCGACAAGGGCGGCGCGAGTCTGTGCCGGGGTCATCGGCTCATCTCCTGAACGTGGGCCTCTCGGGCCTCGCGTTTAAGGATGGCAATTTCGTCTTGAAAGTTGGCGATTTCAAAAAGCCGCTTGGCGAGCGGGTGGTCGTGGTCGCCCTTTCCGATAAGGCCCGACAAGGTCGCGCTTCGCTTCTCTAAAAGCTTTTCGACGCGCTCGAGGGCTCGAATTTCACCGTGAAAGATCATCATACGATTGTTTGCGAGCTCTTCGGTTGCGGTCATTTCTGAATCCTCCCGGTGCGCGAGTTGTAGTAGAGGCAATTCCGGCCCTCGAGGCGGTTCAATGTCTGCTCAATCTGCTGGCGCATCTTTTCGACGTCCCGGGCGATTTGGGAGAGTTGGTCGGCTTTCAGGTCGAGCATCGCGTGAAGGTCGCGCAACTCAACGAAAGCCTCCTCAGCGGTGAATTGAAGCGCGGTGATCACTTGGGCCGGGTCAATCTCCGGGGCGGTGGTGGTGTCCTGTTCGCTTGCGGCGATAATGTCCGCGAGCGTCTTGATAGCTTGGGCCGTATCAATTTCGGCACGTGGTGTGGTGTGTTCCATAGGGCGAGCCTAAGCGGGCCCGGGATGGTCTCAATCTATTTTGCGCGTTGTCGCGGTGTTAGCAGGGCCGCTTATGGCGGGATTAGGTCGGCTTATCATAGTCAATAGGCGGGCCCGGGACGGCGTTAGGGCGGCTTAGGGCTATAACCCCGGGAAGGGCGCGGGCGGCTTAAAGGGTGCGCCGCGAGCGTGCCCTAGGTCGGCTTAGGGTGTGCTTAGGCTATAACCCCGGGATGGTGTGAGGGCGGCTGATGGTGTGGGCATCGCAAACCGCGCAACTAGGGATTAAAAATTCAAGGTCGAAAAAGTCGGTTGTGGTCGCGCTCGGGGCCGATAGGAGGGCGGGCAATCTCCGCCGCGACGCCGACGACAAGCGAAAAAGCGCGGACGCGTAGGGCGATAGATTCCTAGTCTGTAGGCTGAGACGACGAGTCAACGGCTTAGGCGGTCGGTGTGGCGCGAGCGGTGGCGCGGTCGGTGTCATAGTGGGCCCGGGGCGGCGTCGATCCCGGCTTTTCGCGGTCGGAGCCGGGGGTATGGGGGGATCGCGGAAATCGCCACCGTTATATACCCCTTCGAAATTTTCTACAAAAATTTAGGGACCCCCTTACAAAGCTACTGACCTACTAGGGGTCGAACCTAATAGGCCAGCGGAGGAACACACACACATAGGAAGAGGGCAACCGAAAGCCTTCTTCGTATATCCCGTCTTATTATGAGGGGTAATTGATCCCGGTCCTGTCTGAAGAGCCCCCTGAGGACCCCCCAAAGCTATCCGGGGAAATAACCAAGCTGGCCCTATTCCTGACAGAGCGACCACGAGGGGCACGCCTCGGGGAACTAGGAGCTGGCTGAGAAACCTTGCCCTGCTCTTGCACAGGGGCGGCAGAGGGAGCGGAAGGGGCCAAAGCCAAAGCCTGTTTAGCGGCCATGTCTTCCTTAGCTTTTGCCTCAGCTTTCATCCTGACAGGCATCAGCCCTGAACCTACAAAGGAGCTACACATATCAAAGGTGGATAGATAATGGTGGATAATAAGTCAATCAACTTCTGACTTACCAAAGGTCAACCAAAAGCCTACCTTGTACCAAGGATTGTTTTGCGGGGCTTTGCTTTATCTACAGCCTACCAATTTCACCATCCACCAAGTGATATGCCTTTGACCCTCCTTCGGCTGTCGCCTCAGTCGGGTTCCATCCGAACTGTCTCAATGTTGTCTAATTTTAACTCCTGTACCTTTAAGATATGTATTATCTTATAGGGGTTCTAAGCAACCAGTTCCCATAAAGCGAACTGTAACTTAGGTAAAAGCTGAAGGATTGATTTTACCAATTTGGAGTCGTTTTTGTCGAGCTTTTTCTTTCAGACTTGCTCTAACTCAATCCCAATCAATCAAATAATTTTTCTTTAAGGCTTTCTCATTGCCACCTGAACAGGAGGCGTCGTAATTGGCTGGGACATAGCAACAAACTCATTGCGTTCGCGGTCGTACCTATTGATCAGTCCTTTGCCGAACAAATCCCACCAATTACCTGTGACGGTTCGCCCGTTGATCACAACGGAATCTGTTTTATTGCCGTAGACTTGCTTGTCGTACTGCTCACGAACCATGCGGAGTCTGTCTTGAAATTCGGTCGGGGACATGGAGTTAATTGCGTTAACCGTTTCGTTGGACAGCTTGCCCGATTTGGTGATAGGGGCCCCGGCAACGGAGTTAAGGATAGCCTGAGCTCCGCCTTCGCCTCTCATGTGAGCGATGGACAAAACGGCCCCCTGTACGCCGGGGTCGGTAAACTTATCGGCCCCTACGGTTTTAGCCCGTTGCCTGAGAAGGGTGCCCACAAGCTCTCGGGTTTGGGCGGAGTCCACCCCGTACTGCTTGACGGTGGTTTGGATTTTGCCAAAGGCGGGGTGGTCGGCCCGGAAGCCAAAGTACTCCCGCTTGCCTGATTGCACGGCGGTCTTACCTTCGCTTTTCATCACGCGGTCGATCACGGTAGAGGCAATGCCCATCTCTCCCTCAACGGCCCGTGGAGTGCCCGGGGGCTTTGGAATGGTCTGGTTGGAGGGCGCCGGGGCTTGGGTAGGGGCGTTGGTCTGTCTCATGTTGTCCTTCAGGTCCACCCGAACGGTGGCTTGGTTGGTGCCCGAGGGGGCTACGGATAGACGAGGTGAGGGGAGATTGAGAGAGCTCAAATCAAGCATCAATTCCCCGTTAGTTAAAGTTGGTGCTGAAACAGGCGCATTAGTGGCCTGATTTGAAGCAGAAATGGCGCTAGAAGGGGCGTTTGTGGGCGACCCGCTGTCCTCACCCTCCGAAACGCCAAAAGCCCCTACAACGGGCTTTAATCGCTTAGGGGGCACAACAAAAGAGTCTCTAGGGGATTGGAAAAGGGTGTATCTGTTGGTACTCATGCGGTTATCCAGTTCTTTTTATCTGATTTCCTTCCAATAGCGCTCTCCATGAACTTGTCGAGTTCGATCTGAAGAAGGTCTTCTTGGTGGTCACGATGGGCTTGTTGGACATCTCTAGCCATAGCTTCGACCCAATAGGCCACGGCTATGGAGAGGGCATCCAGCCTGTCGTCGTGCGCTAGGGCTCCCTTGTCCCGGGTAAGGCGGGGGAGTTGGTAGAACAGGCGATAGCGCTCGGCTGTTTCACCTAGCTCGTCGGCTACCGACTTAAAGTCCTTTTCAATTACCCGGGGGTCCACGATCAGCCGATGCTGGTTCATCACGGGCTCGAGGGTGTCGATGATCCGCTTCTCCTTTTGAAGGCTGTGCTTGACCTCCTCTATTGTACACGGGTGGATACGTCCGAACACGGGCTTTAGAAGCTCCCCGAACATCCCGTCCCCAAAGTTGGCTTCGTAGACAACGTAGTTGACATCATGCTCCTTTGCGGCCCGGGCCAGCGCTTCAAGGGTGGTGTTGTCGTAGCCTGAGCGGAAGCCGCCGATGTCGGTGAGGAACAGTTGCCCGTGGAGGCACTTGACGATGGCATAGGCTGTCTCGTCCTTGCCCCGCCCTGAGGGGTCAATAGCCATGACCGTCCCCTGATACTCGGCAAAGCTATCGGAGACTTGCATAGGGCCGTGGTAGGCGTCCCCGTCGAAGCCGACGTTGGGGATGTCGTTGAGGCGCTTTGTAGGGTCGTTGCACCACACGACGAACGATGGGCCCCGCTTGTTGTCCAGCGCCATAACCACAAGGTCGTTGATCTTAAGCGGATAGCGGTCTTGGTCGCTGATCCGGGGGTCCAACATGAACTGAAGGGCAAAACCTGAGCGCCCATAGGACGCCTCACGGAACATGAGGTCTTCTTCGGTAAAGCGGGTGGGCTCCGTGGAGCTCCCGGCAGTCCCGTTATTCTGAGCCACAAAGGGCGCAAGGCGTACGCCATAACGTACGCGTTGCTCTTCGCTTGGGATACGCACGGGCCATATCCGTGCCATGTATCCACGGCGCTCGAGCTTTTCGTAAATAGAGTTTTCGGTCTGCGGCGTTCCAAGAAACACAATGCGGCCTTCGGGCTTGACCACCGCGTCAAACTCCTTGACTGCCTCAGCCAGCTTGATTCGCATAAGCTCGGTTTGGGAGTTGCCTGAAGTCTCAATATCGTCGGCAATAATCAGGTCGGCGCGGCTTCCCGTGATTTGCCCCGTGATACCCACAGACTTGACCGAGGGGGCGTGTGAGGCTGGCGCTGGGCCAACGTCAAAGCTCTCCTTGGAATTGCGCTGTTCCTCCCGTGGCTTGAGGTGCTGAAGGATCGGTATTTCGTTGATCAGGCGTAGCGTGAAGGTGGTGAAGTCGCTAGAGCGGTTCTTGGAGGCCGACACCACTAGCACGTTAAGGGTTGGGTTGAGAAGAAGCCGATGGCACACGAAGGCTGACGTAATCCAGCTTTTGCCGATGCCTCGGAACGCCTCGATGATCTGACGGTTTGGTCCGTGCTCGAGACGCTCGGCAATGTCGTATTGGATCGGCGTGGGATCGGGAAGGTTTAGGTGCTTCCAAACAACGTACAGAAAGTTTCTGAAATCCCGTAGCCGGGGGTCTAGTTGCATTAGGTGATATTAGCCCCGCTTATGGGGCTCCCGTCAAAATGATTTATCGCCGCGATTAGAACTGATGGAACGAATGCGAAGGTTTGCGTAGCGGTTGTTATGCGGGTTGCCGTCTTTGTGGTCTACGTCCTTGCCACGGAGCGCCGCCTTACCGTGCTTTTTAATCATCAGCCTACGGGCCCGGTGGCGGGCGGCCTGAGCTTTGAGTTGTTTCGGAGTGCCCTGATATTCGCGGTACTCCTTGGCGTAATCGCGGGGCTTGCTCACAGCGTGTTTAGGCCCGTTGCGGCGTTGGAAGCGTTGATCGAAAGGTCAAGCTGAGGACCGCGACGGCGGCGAAGTCCGGCGAGGCTTTCAGAAATGCTAGAATCCATCGGGTCGTAGCTGTCTGCGCTTGGCGGAGGAAGATCGCGCCCCGGAAGCTGTCCGAGCTCGGTGGGCTCAATGCGAAGGCTCCGCTTTCCCTGAGCCATGTTGAGGCGCAAAGCGCCACCAGCCGTCTCGCCACGACGGAGCCTAGCTTGTTGCATTGTTCCGGGGGTGCCGGGAGTTCCGGGAATTGTTTCAACCACACGCTCTTCAAACCCTGTTGGGGAAGACCTAGAAAATCGGTAGCCCATTTGATTGGCAATAGCCAACTGGCTTGAAAAGCCGGGAGCAGATACCCGAACTGGACGCCAGTACTCCCTATTGGTGTCGGGAGTACCAGCGGTACCCGGAGTGCCAGCGCTGTACGTTCTACCCTGAGTCTGCTGAAGGTATCTACGTTCGTAGGCCATATTATTTACTCACCGGGAACGGGAGCGAGGCGGGCTCCTTTACGGCGAGTCCTTTGACTTCGATGGCTTTGGGTGCGGAGGGCTCGGCAAAAGGTAGAGCCATAGCAAGATTAAAAACAGGAGTACCTTTATCAAGGGCCGCAGACACATCATTGTCTTTGAGGAATTTGACGGCGACTGATAGGTCAGCGGGTGTAGCTTCACCGCTCTCAATGCGTGATAGAAGCTCTTCAGCAACCGCATCGTGGAGCTTGGCTAAGGCTTCTTTGGCCTTGTCTGACGCTGACATTAAGAGCCCCCAAAGAGCTTGTGCTTTAGTCCGTCAATAATTATGTTGAAGGCAACCGTGACCCCGGTGATAATCCCTAGCGCCTTCATGCTTTGGCCTTCAAGATGGCGCAAGCGATTGTCGTGGGCATCAAACTTCTGACGAAAAGATTCTTGGTTTCCTAGAACTTGGTCTAGTTTTCCTTCAAGGCGCCCTAAAGAGCGATGCAACTCGTCCGACATAAATCCTTTTTATTATGCGTACTCTTCAATGATGATTTGAGGCTGAACGTATTGGTTTGAGACAGCCCCTTCCCAATAATACACATAATGAACTTTAACTCTGTTAGAAGCATTGTAAGACCTAGCCATAAGAGCGTATGTAATTGGGACAAGCTGAGTGTTGCCTCCGTTAGAATAGACAAATTGAGCGCACATACTTTCATCCGTGGTTTGGGACGACCACTTTTTATATTCATTACCTTGAAATTGCCATTTGTAATTTCCAATAGCTGACCCGCCCACATATCCAACAGAGAAATTAACCGTGAACCGTATAAGACTATTCTGAGCTAAAGGCGTGTATGACCTTGTGGTCGGTGGCGTGGCTGACGACTGCAACAAAATGTCAACGTAAGTTTCAGTAAGAACGTTATTAGTCAATCCATGAACAATGGACAAACTCGGCGTAATTACTGCCATGTTGATTAGGCGTTTTCCCACCCAAGGGACTGCCTGAATAGAGTTTACCCTTCCTTTGTCATCAACGCTGATTCTTGGAATTTCGCAAACACTAGCCTGACACGATCCGTAAACGCCGGGAGTAAACAGAAAAGGCGATTCGTTCGCCATAAGCGGAAATCTGTTAGAGCTAAGGGTACCAGAAGTAATGTTGCTGGCGTTTGTCTGGTCTAAATTCTGGACGTTACCCAAGCCGACCGCTGTCTTGTTGATGTTGGTCACGGTCTTGCCCGTAAAGTCCAACGTGTTGGCGAGCTTGCCAGCAGTTACAGCTAGGCTGGCAATTTTGTCTTCGGTAATAGAGCCAGCGTCCAACTGAGCGGCGCCAACCGGGACTTTGAAGCCGAGGCAAGAAACAACAACCACAACCCCGTTAGGAGGAGCGGCGGTAAACGTAACCCGCACCTGACCGCTCACCACGCTTATTGTGTAGTCGGTGGTGGGGCGCTGTACCACTCCATTCAAAGACACAAGCCAAGCCGAAGCCGTAGTCAGAGAGCCTTCATTTTCTCCCACAAGATTGAAAAAAGTGGTCGAGCCATCGCCAGTAAACGAGTAAACGTCGGGCGGAGTTGTGCTTCCGAACTTAACGGCGTTGTTGACCTGAGCGTTGACGAAGCTACGGGTAGCGGCGTCTTGGTTGGAAGCAGGGTCAGCCAGACCAGTTACCCGATTGCCTCCCATCGCCAGATTGCCAGACATTGTGTCGCCAGCTTTGGCAACCTTTAGCGCATCGGCGGTATCGACGTAGCTCTTGTTGGTCGCATCGTTCGCGTTTGTGGGCGCGGCTACGTCCGTAATCTTCTTGCCTTGGGCGTAGAAATCAGAGGAACCAGCGCCAATCTGAAGGGCCGTATCGTTGAGCTCGGACGTCTCCTGATTGATATAAAGTGTCTGCCTGACGGCTGTGTCCAAATCAGATTCAAGAATTGTTGAGCCGTTGGCAAAGTCTACCAAAGCCGCATCGCGGTACGTTACGCGACGGATGCGGACTTTGGCCCCGTTAGCTGGCGTGTTACCAGCCGTGAAAACAACTCTAAGAGGGCTTGTGGATACCGTGAAATGAGTCCCTTGTGTCTTCTCGACGTTATCTACAAAGACCTTAACGTGGGAGACATCTAGGTACGGAAAGTCAAAACTATAGTTTTCCCGAGGGGCGGTATAATCTTGGTATGTATTAGGCATAATTCTGTAAGTCCTTTACACTATTGCTGAAGCTGTGACAAGAGTTCTTCTACGCTCTCGCCCCGCCTCAGGGCCAATTTAACCCGTGTTGAGGCGTCAGTTTGTCTGTTTAGGTCTGAAAACTCCCTCAGAATCTTTTCTTTAGCTACTGCACGATAAGCACTAATGACTTTTCGTATTTCGCGGGTTCTGGGGGAATCAAAGTCTTCCAGTAGCTCGGCGCTTAGGCTTTGGTACTGACGGCTTTTAATCAAGCGCTCGAGGGATTGACGAAGGGTTTTTCCGTTGATCCGAACCTCGGAGGTGGCCTCAAGCCAGCGATCATAAGCCGTCTGACCGTTAGAGTTTTTGTATTCAGAGAAATCAATCCCACCATCCTGTATAACTCTGGGCTGTGTGAAGCCGTGCTGGACAGAGGCGATCTCGTTCATCACCGCGTCGTTCTTGTTTGAGCTCACGACAATAGGGTTGACGTAATCAACACCCGGCGCAACGCCCGTGCGCTCAATCTTCTCTCCAAGGATGTTTCGGCTTGGGTCAACAAAGCCAGAGGCCCCGGGGACCCTGCGAAGGACCGCATCAAACCACCCCCGAGCTTCGCGCATATAGGGGTCATCCCCAAAGCCGCCCGTGGCCTGTGAGATAGCCGAGGGAATGTAGGAGCCAAGCCTGTTCTGGAACAGCCGGGGCACGAACCGCTCAGGCTGAGAGAAGGCATCGGTGATCTGCTCAATACCCGCGAGGTATGACTTGTTGGTGATGTTCTTGGAAAAAGCCACAGCCAGCGCGGCCATTGTTGTCTGAAGAAGGTGCTCATCCTGAGCCTTGAGGGCCGTGGAGCGCTCGTAAATATCGGCGGCTAGACCAAGGAACGTGGCAAAGGGGTCGAGGCGCTGGTAGGAGATATAGGTGTCCCCGACCTTGAAGCTGTAAGGGCGCCAGCCCGTAGCCATCTTGATCTTCTTCTCGTTCTCATCCTCCGGGCCACCGCCCGTGATCGTTCCAGCCACAGCCGCTCCCACCGCCGTAGAGCTCAAGGCAAAGCCCATGTAAATCTTGCCACTCGCGGCGGCTCTAACCATCGGATCGGGGTCAGCGAGCTCACGGGATAGCCTGAGCTTTTCAGCCATCAGGAAGGGGATGTTTTTAAGCGGGCTTCCGACAACTACGGCGCCGTAGGTGTACTGCCCGACCATCTTGAGAATGTTCATGGGTGTGGTCACGAACGGAACCACAAGGCGAAGAGCCGGGTGGTTACTTACCATCCGTTCAAGACTCAACTGAAGGCTGGGCTTGTTCGTGTTAGGGTTACGTTCGCCACGGCGGGTGAAAGTGACCTCTTGGGAAACGTCAAAAGCGTAATCCGACAGGGCGCCCTTGGACGGGTCCCAATTATCGGAGATGTATTTGTTGATAAAATCAGCGGCTTCGAGGCTGTCCAAGCCGTCCTTACCAAAGCGGTTGGTAGCCTCAACCACGGCTTGGGCACGCACCGCGCTCTTGGTGTAGCGGCGTCCGTCTTGCATGACAATGTTGTCCAAGCGAGCGGCAACCCATTGGGCGAGCTTTGCCGGGTCTTCAGCTTCCTTGCCAAGAGCTTCCAAGCCTTCGATAGTGGCTTTAGCCTTGGCAAAGGAGCGGTAGTTGATCTGCTTAAAAAATTCGTCCGTCCCGGTTAGGATGCGGCTAGGAATACGAACCGTGTTGCCGAAGAAGTCAGCCACGCCAGCGATCACCGGGTTAGCATCGCGCTCCGCACCCAAGAGGGCGTTGACGTTCTGCCCCGTGATAGCAGGGCCCTTCTCCATCGGAGAGGTGCCGCGCTGTAGGACGCTATCGCCTTCGCGGAACGCCTTGAGCCCGAGGTCAACGGCTTCCTTGAAGGAATCCATCATGTAGCCGTAGACGCTGATAAACTCGTCCCGCATCAGCTTGTAGCTGGTATCCCCGGTAAGTATGTAGCGACCGTGAGCCCCAATAGCCGAGGTAACGGGTTTCAAAAACGTGGTCAGGCCAGTACCGAGGGCGTTAACCGCAAAAGTCTTAGGCCCGGACAACAGGAAGTTGATCCAGAGCTCGTTATGCATATCGAGCATCCCGGCGGGCGTTTGCTTGGCTAGGCCAGCGCCGCCGTGCTTCTTCCAAATCAGGTGGAGCTTATCGAGAGTAGCTTCCACGTCCTGTTTGCCCCCCGCCTGTTCCATCATGGCCTTGGCGTACTCAACCAGCGTGGCTTGCTCCTTAATCTGCTTAAAGACGTTCAGGGAGCGCCCCGCGTTGGAGCGGATCGTCTGGTAGCCGAACACAACGCTACCAAACTTCTGTTGGAGCTCGGTGGCGGCTAGGTAGTTCTCAGCGTAACGCTTGAGGAGAGCCGGGTCCTCCGGGTACTGCTCGAGGAGGTTGCGGGCTTTGATAAACTCGTCAACGTGCTTGCCAATCTTGTCCTGAAGGGAAACGGCAAGACCGTAGTAGGCCCGGATACGTGCGTCCGCCTGACGGCTGTTCTTGGCATCCTTGGTAAGCTGGGCCATGAAGGAGCCATCGGTGTGCTTACGGATGAAATCAATCGCATCCTGAGCCACAACCTCGGCACCCCGGGGCTCGCCCTTGGCCCGCTCGATGGTGTCCGCAAAGGTCTTCATCAGCGCCAAGGCCGACTTGTGAGCCGAGTCAACGCTGTCAAAGCTCTCGATGTTGAAAAGCGGGCGGTCGGTATCGTCAAAGAACGCCTTGGCTAAGGCGGCGAGGTCATCGGGGTTCTTCTCGTAAATCTTGAGGTACTCGTCAAAGCGGGCTTGGGCTGTAGGAGGAATCTGAGGCTCTGCCATCCGAGCGCCCGGTGTCGGGGCGTAGGCAAATCCTTCTTTAGCCGCGTACTCAGGGTTCTTAACAAAAACCGTATTCCCAACTGAGATAGCTTCGCTCGCCCTAACTACTGGCTGACCAGACGACTTATCGTAGAAATAGCTGTGGCGCTCTGGGTCAAAGCCCACTTGCTTCCAGTTGGTCAGAAGGTCATCAGGCAGTTTGTCGAGCTTCTCAAACTTGCCTTCTACGGTAGCCACCGGGAACTTTCTCTTTTCCCCCGTCCCAATCTTTGTAGTCCCTGCCTCCGAAGCATTGAAAAACTTAGCGTCGGTTACTTTAGCCGCCGTGTCGTAGCCAAGAACATTACCCACAGACGACGAGCCCGCTTTTGAATGAACGGTAATAACATAGTTGCCTGTTTTGGTGAAAGCCGGGATGTCAATTCTCAGGCCCACTTCAGTCCCGTTAGACACGGAGTTTCTGTGAGCTCCAAACTTTTCTACTTGGCTGGTTTTTAGCGCCGCTTTTGCCTGATCATCAGTTACGGTGGCAACTTCAGTCACAGGGCGGATAGGCTTTAGCGCTTCCACCTTGGAGTCATACTGTTCTCTGGAAATCTTTCCTTCCTGAAGGTCGCGGATCGCCTGTTGAAGTTCTGGGATTCTGTCCTTAGCGATCAATCCACGATCTGTTTCGGCAAAGTCACCAGCCATTCGTGCGGCGCCAGCCCCAACACCCTCTTTGGTGCCGCCACGGCTAACAGGCGTCCCTGCAAGCTCGGCAGTTTCGCGGAGCACCTTCTCAAGCATGGTTTTGTCGATGTCCATGCCGAGGAGGTCAGCGATAGCGTCTGTTAGGGCGCGGAAGGCACTCTTACCCGAATCCAGCTTGATCGAGGCAAGCTGAGTTTGGAAACCGGGGCTAGAGATGGCTTGCGCCATAAACTCGTCAAGGTTCCCGAAGCCGTAGGCAACCCCTTTGGCCGTGGTTTGGTCCGGGCGGTTCCCTGCGGTCCCGCCAACACGGTTTCCGCTCTTTGTGGGCTTACCAAAAATGGTATCGGAAACACCGAGCTTTTCAGCGGAGGAGACGTAGCTGTCAATCAGGTCGCGAAGAGGCTGAACAACATTCGGGTTGGCCTTGGCTTCTTCAATCTTTGCTAAAAACTGCGATCCCTTTGCCTTGCTCAGGTCGGGGATATTTAGGTCAATCTGCCGAGAGGTAAGAGCGTGGACAATTTCGTGGACAGGCGTGTGAAAGAGCTTGTTGCCCTGCCATCTACCTCCAAGAACAATCACGTCGTCAGAGGGGCGATAGAAAGACCGTCCACCCCCTGCACCACGGTATACACGGGTTTTTCCTAGTGAGTCTCCGCCGATAACGAGCAGTTGCTCAGTAAGCTGGCGAAGCCCGTTAAGGGTTTGGTCTAGCTGTTCCTTGTTAAAACGGCCCAGCTTTGCGTAGTAATTTTCGGCTTCAATGGTACGACTTTCTTGGGTCATACCCTCAGTTGCAATTCTTTCGGCTTTTTCCTTGAAAGTTTGGGCAAACTGGCTCTTGAACCCATTTTCTACATCATTTTTCCACCGTTTAGTTGTGGTGGCGACTACATCATCCCATCCGTCCAGCATAGATTGGAGGATCGCTTTCGCGGAAACTGATTGCTCAGGAGCGACACGCCCCCTATCAGCGACGTCAGCCTGTTTTAGAAGATTTGTAGTAGTGGCCGGAAGATCAATCGCGTACCCGGATGTACCGTAGGGAATCTCATTGCGAGTAGCTTTAGCCCCGGCGTCAAAGTTCACAACCTGAGCTTCGGAAAACGGACGCAATCCTTGGGTTGTGACCTCGTTGTCAATCGTCTGCTGAATCTGCAAACCAGCATCTTCCAAGGCTTTCTCAGCGCCCTTGGCGTTGCCAGCCTCAGCCAGCCCACGGGCTTTCTTAAGAGCCTTGACCCCGAGGATAATCCCGTCAATCGCGGAGCCGATCATGGCTCCCTCAAGCACGTTCTTCAGGCGTCCTTCAAGCAACCCATCATCTTTATCAGCCGCAAGGAACTCCGTGACCGGGTTCTCAAGGCTGGGGAACTGCTGAATGAGGTTGGAAAGGCGCTCTTCGTGTTCGTCAAAGACGGTGAAATCAGCGACGGCACCAGCGATAGCACCACGGCCTATCTGCGACTTTTGAAGCCACTTGCCAATAGAGCCAGCTTTAGCGAGCTTGCCAGCCTTACCCGCGATATTGATAGCCCGGAAAGCAGGGATAAAGCCAACGGCAAACTCAGTCGCACCCTCAGCCAATCCGCCGATAGCGGATTTAGGGCGATCAATCTTCCCGGTAAGAAAATCATTAGGCAAATATCCAAGAGAAAGAAGGTCGGCGGTGCTTTCAACAGCTCCAAGGCCTCCCCGAACCACGCCCCGGGCCACGTCCAAAAGATAATCAGCCGCCCCGAGGTCCTCCGAAGCTGGCATAAGCTGACTATCGGGCTGTGAAGGAGTTTGAATGGGGGTTTCAGGCATTTCAACAGCCTGAGTAGCGGACAATTCAGGTGTTGCGGTAGGCTGTGGCTGTGCCTCAACTGGCGGCTGGTAGCGCGGGCGAGTATAGCCGTCAGCTTCTAGCTCTTTGTAAATTGTATCTACTTCAGAATTAAGCTCTTCCGGGGAAAATTCGCCAAAAGTGTTCATTTAGCGGCTTCTTCCTTTACCAAGAGCTTCAATGGCGATAGCTTGCGCTTTGGAAAACTGCTCAAAGTCTCGGATTTTAAGGGTATCCACAAATTTAACTGCGTTTTGATCGCCCTTTTTATACGCAATTCTAAAATTGGCAAGCTCTTCCACAGAAGAAAACACGGGAATAAGGAGAGGATTTAGGTTCGGGTCAACAGGAATGTTATGGTCAGTTTGACCAGCCATAATTTCAGCCGGGGAGTAGCCCTTGACTGATTTAGCTGAATAATACCGCTCCAAGTCAGCCTGATTCTTTTCGGAGCTTTTTGGTACTTCATAGCTTTGTGGCGGAACGGCTATACCGGGTGCGGCTGGCGGAGTGTAATACTTTGTCTCAAACTTTTTGTTCACTTCGTTAGCTAGGCGATTGACTAACCCGTCAACTTTAGAGTCAATGTAGGAGAGCTTCTTCTGCACCGCCGCTTGGTCAGCCGGGGCTAGGCCTAAGCGCGAGGCGCGGCCAAGCTCAATAAAATTCCTTACCACTTGACGCTCCCGGGTAACCCGGTCAAGTTCGTTAAACGTAAACCACGACGGTCCAGCGGTGGCTTCGTCGCGGTTCTTAATCTCCAAGTTCTTGGCATCCACTTCACGTTGGCGCCTGTCTGCAATCTCAAGGTTTTTAATCTCGTTAGCTCCAAACGCGCGGAGCCGTTCTGAAACTTTTTCTCGGACAGCGCCCATAACAACAGGAGCCGCTTGTTCCTGAGTTTTCCCGGGGTTGGCTTCTAAATAAGCGTCCATTTCTTCTTTAACTGTTCTATTAAACTCCAAGTCAAGCATACCCAAAACAGAGGTAGCGACCTCAGGTGTGTCCTTAAACTGATTGCCGATTGAGCTATTAAGAATAGCCCGGGCTTCTTGGGCTGAACGGGTTTTTAATAGCGGCTCGTAGTTCTCTAAAGTTTGAATCTGCTCAAGCATCTTGGCTTGCTGGGTACCATTAAAACCACTTTCTTGCCCTACGTCGTACAGACGACGGGCCTCGGCAACGTCATTGTTTACAACGGCAAGATTAAAAGCGTTTAGGTGGGCGGCGTTAGGTGTAGCTTCTGCCCCACGGCGGTCTGCTACGAGCTTTCGGACAGTCTCTTTAATCGTCTTGTGGAGGTGGTCGTAACCTTGCAAAGGAACAAGCTCTTTTTTCCCGTCTTGTCCCATAAGAGTAATGTTGGAAGACACTAGCTCTGCGGTGATGTCGTCTACTGCCTTCGGATCGTTTATATCGGAGTAGCGATCCATAATTTCGTAGGCTTTGTCCTGAGACGCGATAAGCACCTGACCCCGTTCAGCCTGACCCCGGTTAACCGCTTGATTTTGAGCCGCAATGACGTTTTCCTCCATTTGATTAAACAAAGGAAGAGTGTTGCCCTCTCCCACTACATAGCCGTTAGGTAGCTTTGTCTGTTTCAGAGTTTGAAGAATAGCCAAAGCGCGGTCCGGGTTGACACGACGAAGCTGGTCAATGTACGGGGCCACACCAGCTTGGAGGGCATAGTAAGTAGCGTTGCTCATTCCACTCATGGACGCCTCGCCCACTTGCTTGACAAAAGATGAAATTACAGCCTCACCAGCAGTTTCTGATGGCAGGTTTTCTGCCTCTTTTAATCCGCGCTGAATTGCAATTCCTAGCTGATTACGAGCGTCAATTTCCCGGGCCTCAAGCCTTTTGTTAAGAGCAGAAGTTGAAAATGTCTTGAAAACACCCGAAGAACTTTCGTTAGCCGCCGCTTTGGCAAAGGCAGAATCTAGATTAAAGCCGCTTTCTTTTAAGTAAGACTGCCATGCGTCCTGATACAGACTTTCAATAGGCTCGGTGTTTTTCGGGTCCGTAGCTTTGCTCATGTACTTTTCGTACAAAAAGGTTCTAAACCCGGGCTCTACCACGTTTTTGGCTGTGGTGCTCATGTAGCTACGCCAGTACATCGGGTTAGCGCTTTCTTTCAAAACACCAGCCTTTACGGCGTTTTGATAACCCATGCGTAGGACTTGTCGGGCTTTTTCTGGGTCTGAGTTAGCGTCGGCTTCTCCTTCGTTCTTCGATTCAATTACTTCGTTTCTTGTGTAAGCCAGACTAAATGACCCTAGCTGGGCGTTTAGGCCTTTTAGAGAATCAGCAATCTGAAGAAGCTCATTTGTCTCCGGGGGCAAAGGAGCCGCCGGGGCGGGCGGAGCCATAAGCTGAGACGGCTGAACCAGCGGAGACGGCGTAATAGACGGGGCGTACCCAAGGCCGCGCTCCGCCCTGCGAGGGATGATAGACTCCTCAGCCATTAGACTACTGCCGCCGAACCGAACCAGCTAGGCAACACATCCTGAACTCCGCCAGCGTTAGGACCACCACCGTAGTAGTATCTGTTTTGGTAGTAATTTTGACCAGCGTTCAACCCGGCGCTCAAAGAGTTAATAGCAAAAGCCGCAAACGAAGGACGTTGGATCGGTCGGTTAATTTGGTTGATATTCATTTGCGAGGCGAGCCGCGACGTGTCTAGGTTCATCCCAAGAGCTTTGGTCATGTTTTTAGTGGTTTGGTCATAGTACGTATCGCGCATTTGACCTTGGCGGGTGCTTGCCTCAAAAAAGCCTAGCTCCTGACGATTGATCTCACCTAGCAAAGAGTCAACAGCAATCCCCCCAATACCCGCTTCCCCTGCGGCCACAACCGCACGGGAGCTTGCGGCTCTAGCTTCCATTGAAACTTTGTTTAGCTCTCGAGACGCGGCTTCTTTTTCCTGTGCCTGACGAAGGCGCAAAGCCTCTTGTTCTTGTTGGTTTTTTAATACAAGTTGAGCTTGTTCTTGTTGAGCCCGTTGTTGTTCCAGCACCGTCATCTGATTCTGATAGGCGGCTTGCTGGTTGGCCGCTTGCTGTCCTCCAACGTACTGAAGGGCAGACGAAGCTAGACCTACGACCAAACTACCAATGGCGAATACTGCTGGGGCGCACATATATCAGAGTTTTACGCTTAGAAATTCGATATAGGGTTCTTTATTCAATCCATATTCCTTATACTCACGAATGAACCTGAAGCCAAGCCATTTAAGCCAATCAATGTGTAGTTTGTTCCAAAGGCAAACCACATTGAATAGGATCGGGTACAGTTCGTGAAAGGCTTCTAACCATTTAGGGCTTTGGCGTAGGAAAGCAATCTTTTCCTTAAGTAAGTCGTTGCTACCCAACAGCCATATTACGCCAACCGTTGGGCTGTAATGATTTACGCCGAAAATAGCCACCACTTCACCTTTGATTGTGATGGTGTAGGTGTAGGGAGATTCAAGGATTCCCTTTTCCATCGCCTTCCCGGGATCGCCTAAGGTAACTGCCCTGATTTCCCGTAGGTCTTCTGGCCTTAGTTTTGGAGCGAGAATATGGGCGTCCTCGGGCACCGCCTTACGGACGGCGCACCCGCGCTCATAATCCCAAACTTCGTCAGCCAGCCCTTTGAGAACGGGAGACGTATTGTGCCTCGACGTCCATTGAAAGGAGGGCGCAGGGGTGGGGAGTGTCATTTACGAGTTTGATTATTACTTGATCGTTTTTGGAAAGGATAGGGAAACGGAATGTACCGTCCCGCAGGGAATCATAGTTGACCGCAGATGTGGTGGTCCCCATGACCTGATTGTTGCAAAGATACTCGTAGGTTGTCGGGTACACCGCGTTAATTGGAGTCACAGTAATTTTGAAGCTACGGGTTTTGTCGTAGGAAACAGAGGCGCGGCGAAGATAGAGCTTTCCAGCGGACACAACCGTAGGGTTGCCTTTGGCCCCGGGGGCGCGAAGCACGACGCGACCAAGGGTATGCTCCATTGTGTATTTCTCACCAATCCACAAGGCCGCCGTGCTGTAGTTACCCTTCACAACAACTGACGTACCGCCAGATGAAAGAACAGGAATAATTGACCCGCCTACCCCGGCTGTTTGAGGTAGCTGGCCCGATCCTACGGAGGCTGTTTGGATGTTATAGCCCGGACCTGAGGGGCTTGTGGCTCTTGTGACTACCGCCGCACGGTTGATTGAGTATGGCAACGTAAAAGTGGTGTTACCAGTAGAGGAATCATAATTTTTTGACACTTGACTATCAGATAAACGGCGGTCGAGGAGAACTACATAGTTTGAGGTTGCGTCTGTTTTTCCAGATTGAAAGTCGATGCGCTCTAAATAGGTTCCGTCAGTACGGGTTGTTACTACAAAAAGCTGGTTGTCAATGAAGTCAATGTTTTCTACATAAGTCCAACCACTCGTTCCAGCAGTTGGGTCGTCCCCAAAAGTAAACTTGCACCATGCCGATTGTAACTTTTCGTTCCCATTAAAAAAGTACTTGTAAAGGTAGAATCCGTTGAAGAACTGGTCGGATAGCACAGCTATCATTTGCTCATTATCCGAGCCCACAATTTTAGTGACAGAGCCTTTAATGTACGACGGTATCGAGGCTGAGATGTCAACTCCGTCTAGATACTGCGAATCGGAGTTTAGGTAATACTCCTGTATTCCAGAATAACTATCCCGGTTAAAAGAAAAGTAGATGTTTTTTCCCACAGCCACAGGGGCGCACGAAGTAGAACACGAAAAGTTGGTTGTGTTCTGAATAGCCACAGTCCGCGAAGTTAGGTTTTCGGCGCTTTGGAGGCTGAATTGGGTCTGATCAGAAAACAGGATGAGCTTCTCGAGGAACGGCACCCCGGCAAACAGAATGGATACCTTGTTAGAGCTCGAGGCCACGTCAATCGGGTCCGAATCCAAAAGTTGGGTGACGGTGGTTCTGAAGAAGTTAAAGAACTCGCTTGCTTCTGACAGGATTACGTTTTCGTCACACAGGAATCCAAGCCTGTTTCGGAAAAACACCATATCGGCAATCTTTCTCCCAACAAAAGAGGGATCAGGATTGCTGTCCTCGTCACCCACAAGTCTGTCGCCCCAATACGGAACCTCGTAGGTTAATGCGCCGCTGGTGTACGTGCCTCCGTCCAGCGGAGTAAAAAGAAATGTACCATTAGCCAGCCTAATAATGGCGTGTGGAAGGGTTGCTGGTTCAAGAAAATAAGGGATGGCCGGGGCTGATGTTTCTTTCCAAACGCCCGTACCTTGAGTCCCGTTGGACGCCTCAAACTTAACCCAATACTCATCTCCCTCGTCGTCAGGCTCGCCAGCCACCTTAACTGTAAAATCGTGCTTGCCTTCAGCCGGGAGGTCTAAAAAGCTCTGAACTTCCTCGTTAATAAGTTTAAGACCATTTCCGCTTTGAGAGTCTGAAACGGCAATGGTGAAAGCCGCATCGTTGTCTCTTTTAATGTAAATTGTGGAGCCTATCTGAACGACAGAGCCAGTTGCGTCATAGTTAGTGTTAGTTCGAATGGCGGCGGCTAAAAACTCCGCAATTTTGGTAGTGCTGGCCTGTTGCTTTGAAGGCCATGTTGTATCTGTAGGTGCGGTGCCGTTGCTCACAGACGCAAAATTCGTTCCACTTGTTGCCGATCCGTCTCCGCTTTTTACCGTGTATTTAGTCCCATCCAACGTAACGCTGTACTCGGCGCTATACGCCCCCTGAGATACAAACACTAGCGCCTCGTAAGGGCGAGTGTAGGACACGCTTGGGTCCATCGCCGTGGTTTTGTCCTTGTTTAAGACAAGCGTGTAATCAGCCACCGTAAGGCATTTGATATTTTTGGCGCAGTTAGCTGGAAGGTAGTTTAGGGCGCTAGGGTCACCGCGAGTAACAACGGTCTGAGCAACCCCGCTCATGTTCCAGACCCTTACCTTTTTAAGGGGGTCTGGGTCTTCAGAGTTAAATGAAACCGTGTACCTCTCAGAGCTATCTCGGTTGATCGTGTGAAACTTGGCGTAATCGTAACTCTCGCTGTAGAGCTTGGCGACGTAGCGGGTATTGGGCCGCTTGACCAATCCGTCCACCAGCGATGGGTATGCGTTGATGGATTCCTCAGCCTGAGAAGCGAACCGCAGGGCGTCAGCCTGTTGGCTCACCCCGCTGATTAAGTTCGGGATGTTGATTGAAACAAGCGCCATTTAGCGAAAGATGATGCGGGCTACGTCGTAATTGTCAAAAACAGAATGATCCCCGGTGTCGTGATCAAACTCCTTGAGAAGAGTTAGGGCCTGAATCTCGTCGTTGAGAAGCGAACGAGCGGCGTCCCCAGACCCAACCACCCTGTCTTGAAAGATACGAGAAGCTCTGGTTGTGATGTAGTAGCGAGCGGGCTCAGGAAGTTCTTCAAAGGAAAGAAGGACAATAATTTCGCCCTTCAGGTCTTGGGTAAATTGAAAGGTGTGGTTCTTCTTATCGTATAGTTTCGAGCCCCGCTGAACCACGTCAACTCCGGGGTAGAACTCGTTATCTACGTCAACCCGGACCACGTTGGCCGATAGGTTGATGTTGTTGTTGATGTCCCTAGAAAGCGGGAAATCCTTTTCAGTATTGAAATGCCAACCCATAAGCTGGACGGCCCGGTCCACTTCATCCAAAATCTGGACAGCAATTCGCGCATCGGCGGAAGTGCCTTGGAACAAGCTATTTATGGGAGATTCGCCAATACCAGAAAGCATCTGGTTGACGGCTTCCAGTTTGGTCATCGGGGCAACTGGCATATCTACAGGTACTTACTACAGAAAAAGAGAAACCCTGCAAGCCATTAGTTTGATTAGACTCGGGGAAGGAAGGCGGGGAAAAACCCCTTTATATATTCCCGAGAACCAAGACTAAGACTTGCAGGGCTCCCTAAGACTTTAATTAGGCAGTAGTCTTGATCTCCACGGCGCACTCAGGGCGAAGGATACCATGACCCATCGCGTACTTAGCCACCATGAAGGTGCCTTGCAGTTCGATCTTATATTCGCTCTCAACCGCGAGGTCGAGGAGCTTGACCGTACCTGCCGCGTTCTTGTGGAACACGATACCAACAGTATTCGTGAAATCTCCACGATAGCTGTTGGCCGCGTTAACGCCAGAGTAGTCGGCGTCAAACCCGGCGGCGGACTGATTGGTCCCAAAGTTCAAGTTGTTGGACTTGACGATGGTGACGTTAGCCACCTTGACCACAGAACCGTCAACATAGCTACCCACCGCGTTAGCGTTGGTAACTTTGGCGAGTTCCTGAACGAGCTTGTAGTAGTTCGCCGGGGAAAGAACGGCGTAGCGCTCTTCCGACGGAATATCATTCTCGTCCAATTTCTGGGCGGCTTCAAAAATGCTTTCAGCAAGTTTGGCGCCGGTGGGGTTGGCACCCGTCACCACGTTCTGGCCGTTTTTCCCGCCGATGAGCGAGGAACCACGGGCCGCGAGGGTGATGACCTGAGAAACGGTCTTGTCGAATTTCTTCGCAAGAGCGCGACCCAGTTCGGTGGTATAGATGGAACGCACGTCGTAATGGTTCATCGCTTCGTCGATGCGAGAAACCAAGGTGGACGAGGTGAGGAGGTTATCAATCGTGATAACCCGCTCTGCGTGTTTGATTTGGCTGATATAACCAGCGTCGGTGAGCATATTGTCACCAACACCGTGATACTTGGCCGAAGCCACACCAGCGACGGGGAACTGAGCAGACTTGCCGTTCTCAATCGTGCGAATCAGGTGCAGGGGTTTGAAGACGTTCTCAGTCTCAAACGTGGTCAGCACCTCACCCGCGAACTTCTTGAGGAACAACGCGTCCACAGCACCAGCCGCATTGATCTGACCAAGGCGGGATACAGTAGAGGGCATTTTGTTATTACCTTTCGGGTAGAGTTTTCTTTTTCCAGTTCCTTAGACATTTCCACTCGGAAAGCTAACGAACCAGACAAGTGTTTTTGTGCTGGTCACACCCGAGTATGTGCCTTTTCGAGTCGCAGTTGTCCCGCCGTAACGGGGCTGGCCTAGTCAGACCATCTCATTCGATGATCCCAATTTTCAAAAACTAGGGCTTATTTATCAGTAGGAGGAGGACCAGTCAACCATCCTTCGGGTAGTTTTACTTTTTTTCCAGTAAGCTCCCATTCTTTCCCGTTCCAAAAGTAAACCTGACCTTCAACATTCGGGCCTATCCTTAAAAGGGTAGTATCCCCGGGGTCAACGAAGATTAGACTTTTTGTCTCTGAGGTAGTCGCGCACCCGCTCAGACCAGCGGCTATGGAGATAAGGAGGGGGAGGCCCAAGATCAGTACCTTTAACTGGCCTGTTTGCATCTTTGACCTCCCCCTTGATGATTTTCCATATCGCCAGAATGAGGGCTTCAATTAGCCCCCAAAACATGGCTTAGGCTTTCTTTAGCTTGGCAATCAGGGACCAGCCGAGGCCGATAGCGGCAACAACGCCACCAATAATGGCTTCAACCGCGCCGTGATCAACCACGCCCTTGGAGACGAAATAGCCGCCAACGGCAGTTAGAATGTGGCGCACAATGGCGCCTACGATTTCAGGTGTCATATTTAGTTCATACCTTTCTTGTTAATTTTGAATCCGCCCATCTTGTTTTTCATAGCCGTGTAAACTTTAGAAGCAATTGTAGACTTCTTTTTACTGCGGCTGATGCCAAGCCTTTTGCGCCTGTTGATGTTTGCGTATAAGCCTCTCATCAGAATATGGTACTCACGGCCAAGCGTTGCTCAACTTCTTTTCTGTATGCCGGGTCTGTTTTGTACTTGGGGTCAGACATGGCCCGGGTGACTTCCGCCGTGCTCCGATAGGGCGCCAGCGAGCCGTTCGTCTGGGAGCCAGACAGAAGCCGGGGCTGTTTGAAGTTTCCGCCTTGAGCGGCTTGATAGCGGGCGTACATCCCTTTGACGGCAAAAGCCGCCTGTTCGGGAGAGCCCTCTAGGGCCGCGTTGTAGGCGTTAAGCTCGTTTTCGGGCACGTTAGACGCCGCCCAATCACGCATCGCCGTAAAGTTCTCTTGGCCTCCAATGTCGTTGAGAAGACCAGAAGTTGATTTTTCGGCTAGAGCACGCTGACCCTCAATGTAGGCTTCCACCACTTCCCGGGGGTAACCCATTTCGGTGAGCTTGCCAAAGCTATCGTCAGAAAGCTGACCTTTCTCAGAATACTCCTTGGAAAAATCAGCAAACTTGGTTTCCCAAGCCGTCTGCACGGCTTCGGTAGCCTTAGCTTGTTCCTCAGTCTGCTGAGTAGGTTTGTCCTCAGTAGCCTTAGGCTGAGATTCTGCTTTTTGTGCGTCCCGAGGAGCTCCGAGTTTCTTTTCTAACTCTCCGTACGCTTTCGCCATATCCTCTGGGCTCTTAAACTTTTCGGGGAGCCATTGAGGGCGGTCTGGTGTGTTGGTGTCTACCTTGCTATCCACGGGTGGATCAGCCGGGGTAGGGGCCGACTGTATCACTACTGAGTCAGTAGCCATTGTTTATGCTTCCTTCCTTGTCTGAGCCAAAGTTACTGTGGAGGGCCTTCAGGCGCGGCCTGTTGCCCTTGTTGCGCTTGGCTCATCGCAACATCGGTGAAGCTCTTGATCGCTTGCGGACCAAGTTTGTTCGCCATTTGCATCATCATGGCGTTGTTGTTGTTGTTGGCAATCTCTTCTTGAGCCTTAATAAGGCCTTCAGTTTCAATCCCTAAGGCAGTAGCGCGGCGTTTAAGATAGTCCTCAATGTTAATATAACTTCCAATTGCTTCAGGCCCAAAGATTTGTGCAATGCCAGCAAGGAAGAGGTCCAGCTTGTTTAAGTCGTTCCCGCGTCCCAACGCTTCTACGCCCGTGACAATCATGGGGCGGATAAGGTTGTTTTTGGGGAGCTTGGGGAGGCGACCCTCCTTGCCCATCCGGGTCATCAAGCGGTCTACAAGGGGAAGCTGAAACTCTTGGCTAAGGATTGAGTAAGCGCCACCCAAGGCAGTCTCAAGCTCTTGGGCCATGTAGCGGATTTCCTCGGCAGTCACCCGTTCGGCTTGGCGTTGAATCGAAGTGTTAAGGAGAAACGCAAACCCAAGGCGGTTTTGAATCTCCGCCATCATTTCCTTGGCAACGCGGAAGTCAGCATACTTTTCAACCTGAAGCGCGGACACATCGTCCCGGTTACCCGAAACAAACGAGCCGTTTTTGGCTTCGGCAAGAGTTTTGGCTTTGGTAGTCCCGGTCGGCTTGACCATGAACACAACCTTGGAAGCGGCGGCGCTACCTTCGACAACTGCTTTGGTAAGGCCCTCAAGAGCGCGGAGGTCCCCGAGGTACTCCTCGACAAGACCACGGCCATAATCCTCGCCATCCACGCGGCTGTAGCGAAGCGGGATGAAGGGACACTTTTCAATCGGGAAATAGCCTTCGCTGTCAGGAACAGTTTGCCCGTTGATCTGCTGATACACTTCCCACTTCTTGTCCTCGCGATGGACGCAAGTGTAGAGGTCAACGCCCTTTTCGTGAGAGTACTCTTCGCTTTTGCCTTCCTTAGGACGAAGTAACTTTTTCGCCTCGTCGGGCAAAGCCGAAGGTGATATGGTCTCCTTCGTTACGATATGAAGCACATTCCCAAAGGCGTCCCGCTTTACGACGTAATTCTCCAACTTAAAGACCCGAAGACCACCCTCCTCAGGGAAGTAAAGAAGCGTATTGCCCGTGACAACAAGGTGCTTAAGCGCCTCAAAAATCGGGACCCGAAGCGCTGAGGTTTCCACCTCTTTCATTACGGAGCGCTCTATCTCAGCCAGCGCTTTTTCAATCTCGGTCTTTACACGCTCATCGCCGCCCATCTTCTTGAGGCGGTACTGATCCACGCTCAAGCGGAAGAACGGGGCATTGGGCGGGAAGAGGGCCATAAGGAGCTTGGCCGCGAGGTTGTTGACGCCCCGGGCTCCGATGCCCTGCCAAGGCGTGGGGTACACGGTGGCGTAGCTGTTTCCTTCCGGGGGGACAAGCGTAGGAATGGTGAGCTCGGCGCACTCACGGGCACGCTCAAGGTATGTCTGCCTCGGAGATTCGAGTTCGCTATAAAGGGCCGCGCCAGTTTTGTACTTGTCCATAAAGTTATTCGTCGTCTTCCGTTATATCTTCGTCTTCAATTTTGACAAACAATTCCCCATTCTCATCTTCGTAAAGCGATATAAAGCCTTCTTCCAGAAGGTATTGCAACGCGGCAAGTACGTCGTTTTCGCTGAACTTAGAGAAATAAGAGGCTCCGTTATTTTCGCTCATGGCAAATTATAGGCGGTCGAAGGTCACAAGACTGAAGGTAACAATTCCGCCGTTGGTTTCTGACCACAACGCCACGCTAAACGTCTCGTTAGCCAATCCTTTAATTCTAAAGAAAGGCATGACTGGAATCTGAACTCCTGTAGATGGAGACAAAGGCGAGAACACAGCACCAGTTCTAGGAGTGTAGACGGTAATATACCGTGGGTGGTAAGAGCCAACATTTACGGTGTTAGTGGCTATTCCTAAAACAAAATCGGCGTCTTGGTTCAAGGTAATGTATAAGGCATCCACAAAATACATATCTTGAGTAGGTGTTGAGTACGGACCTTGATTGGCGTTTAAGGAAAGCGCACCGCCTCGATACAGTTTGTCGGCTGTAGCGTTTACAAACGAAGTGTAGCCGTAGAAGTTGACGAGGGTTCCGCTTCCACCAGTTACAGAAGCAAAACTAGGCGACGAATATAAAGTAGTATTCGACGCCAACGAAATGCCAAGATCATTGTAGGCCCCTACTGCTTGAGAAAAAGAGGATAATGTCCATCCGCCAGTTTGCTCTATTGGACTTAATAAATAATATCCAGAGGTTCCGTATTTTTCTGCCGCTCCAACATTAAATTTCTTTTCAGTAGAAGCTGACCAATTACTTACGGCATAATTATCTGCAACCGTGTTGGCCTGATACCCAATAAACGAAAGTGGAGCTACGGCAGAAGTAATGCCGGACACCGCCGAAGCGTTTACAGAGGCCGCTAAACCTAAGCTAGGCATATCTTAAAACTTTCCGTAATCAGGGTCCGTTACAGACATTGTAGGAACATTCGGGTATTTCGTGGGTTGCTCTTTCTCTCCGCCTTTATCAGCGTGGGAGCACCCAGCCAATAAAAGGCAGAGAAAAAGAATCCTGATCACTTAATGCCGTTGCGGTAGGCAATAACTTTACCAGATGCCAAAGTGAACCCGGTAAAGCGGCCAAACAGGGTGATGCCCTTAGGGATGACAATTCCCGTCAAAGCATCGCCACTCAAGTCGTTGGCAGAAATGGCTGAAAACGTGGCGTCGTCCAGCACTGTAATCGCGGCAAAATTACCAGTTGCGGAGCTAGTTCCAGTTTTAACCAGAGCACCAAATTGGCCCATCGCTGTTGCGTCGTAATAATTAGACATAATATCCTTTCAATTAAACTGGCATATTCAAGCCAGAATCAGATGAGGTTCCTAGGTCAATTCGAAGTGCCGAACGTCCCCGGCGAAGGGGGCGCAAACGGTTCTCGCCAGCGTCCTGACCAGCAGTTTCCATTGCGGGCTCAACCTTTTCAGCCACGGGCGTGGGGGGCGGAGCGGGAGGGGGAGGAGGCGGCGGCGGAGGCGGAGGAGGAGGAGGGGCCGGGGGCCTAGATGACATACACATATATTTAATTTTCTTTCGTTAATATAGTTTCGTTTTGTTCGTTGAATTTTTCTTTTAATAGGCGCACTACAGCCCGCTGTCCAGCATAAAACCAAACTTCTCGGTCAGTAAAACCGAGATCCGGGCATTTTTCTGGAATACGGGCCTCTAATTCCTGAAGTAAAACCTCGGGAACTGGTGGAAACCTATCGGCTGGGTCTTGTTTCATTGTTTTAGCTCAGGCGGTAAATCATCTAACTCTTTGGGCAACAGTCCTTTATCTATTTTGTTTTTAGTTTCAATAAGAGCTAATATGTTCCAAGCCGCCGCCACTTCATGCCTTTCATCTCTGTAGCCTTCTAGGTGCTTAAACAGATGACGCAAGGCTGAATCCATATACCTAGAAAGTGGCTGACCTTTTTCCCAATTCCTTTCGTTGTACTTTTTGGCTCCCTCCTCCAACTGCCTAGCCACCATGTAGATGGCATGGCACATAAGGAGGTCATAACGACCCTTACCATCGCGTGTGTCGCGCTGGGAGCCTGTGTCAAAACGCTGGCGCTCCCCGCTGTCCTTTACAGGGCAATCGTTGTTTACGGTTTCCATAAAGCTACTTTTTGGGTTTTGCTGTTAAACTCCCCGTGCCGTAGGATACGAGCGCACCTAGCCTGAACAAGCGCCTCTGCTTCGCCAAAACCGGCCTTGGCAAAAGCGGCTACGACCTTGGGCCATGCTTGTTCTACCCCCAAAAAGCCGTCAAGAATGTCGGCGGCTTTCTTAGGTCCAATCCCCGGACACCCCGGGTAGCCGTCCGCCTGATCGCCTGTGAGGGTTTGCACAAGAAAGTTGTAGTCAGCCTTAAGATCAGAGGTTTCCACAGTCTTATCCTCGGGGCTATTCCAGTTATAGGAAAGTCCGGGGATCGTGTTAAAGTCCTTGTCCAAGCTAACTATGACCTTTTCCACTCCCTTCTCCGGGGTGGTGGCCCAGACTCCAATAATGTCATCAGCCTCAAGGATATGACACCAGCGTGCCTTGTGGTTGTAAACAAGGTGTTCTTTTACCTCGCCCAAAACCATCGGCTTGCGCTGTGATTTGCGGTGCTCCTTGTAAGGTGGATAGATGACCTTGCGAAAGTTCTCCGGGCCGGACACGGCCACCAGAATTTCGTCCGCCTCTACCTCCTCCTGTAAATCCGCTAGGAACACGTCCACCTTCTGTTTCGCTTCCTTCGCATCAGCGTGAAGCGTCCATATATCGTCACCCCAATTTGTTGGGACCTCGGTGTTAGCCGACTGCTGGTAGGCCACAATGTCCCCGTCCACCATTGCTACTCTTTTCATTTGTATACCTCCCTTTTTAGTTTTGTTATTTGTCGTTTAATTGCTTCACGGCGGGCTTTCCCAGCTTGATAGAAGTTAAGCGCCAACTGGATTTGGCGTTTTTTCTCACGGCTAAATGGGTAAACGCACGCCAAGAATCTAAGTGCTTGGTTGCCATAAACCCGCCATTGATAAGACGGACGCCACTTTGGTTTGTTTTTGAAATGAAACCGTCTAATAGCGCCACCAAAGCGCTTGTGGACGTCACGAAGAATGCTTGGATAGCACGAATGAATTTGGGCCATAACCGAACCTTCTGCTTCGATTCTGACCATCCCTTCTCCGTCGAAGTATCCAGCCAAGTAACTCTCATCCCATTCCCTCCTTTGCATTAGTGTGTTTCGGCCCAATTAGGGCCTATTCTGTATTCGCCGTCCAAAGGACAACGAAAGTTGAAGGAGCGTCCAGCCGCTCGGATGGATTCAACGCATACCTTCCCGACCTCTTCGGCTATGTCAGCCCGGGCCTCAATTTGCATCTCATCGTGGATATGTGCCACGAGTGCATAATCGGGGCCGAACTTGTAGCCGAGCTTGTCCATAGCCACCACAAAGTGGATGGTCGCCATCTTCATAACCAGCGCACCCGCTGATTGAAGAAGAGTGTTCAAAGCCGCGTGTTGACTACGTATCGGCAGTTGGCGCCCGTCGAGACCGTTGAGGTGGCCCTTTGACCGCACAGCCCTCTCAACTTCTTCACGTAGGCGTTTAAGGGCAGGGGTTTTGTTGAGGAACTCTTGCTTGATCCTCCGCCCTTCGTCTTGCCCTTTGCCGATGATGTTGCCGATCTTTTCGTCACCCGCGCCGTATAAAAATGCGTAGATGAACGTCTTGGCATTGTCTCTTGTTGGTAGTCCAGCGGCCTTCTGGTTGACCGTGTGGATGTCGCCTTTGGTGAGCTCGTTGGCGTAGGCCCCGTCATCGAAGCGAGCCATGAAGTGGGCGAGACAGCGAAGCTCCAACCCTGAAGCATCACATCCAACCAGCTTTCTTTCAGGCGGTGCAATAAATAGTTCACGACACTCCTTTCCGTATTCGCTCCCCACCCGGGGAACTTGGGCCATGTTCGGTTTTGAATGGGTGCATCGGCCCGTGACGGCGCCATTCGTTGTGACTCTGCCGTGGATGCGACCATCTTCCTTGGTCATCTTCATCCACGCCTCCTTGCCCTCGGCAAGTTGGCCGATCCGCTTTTGGATCAGGAGATATTCGAGGAGGGGTTTGGCCTCTGCATAGCCCAGCTTTGCAAGAGCCGAGAGCACCGCTTCGTCAACCTTGGGCCTCCCGTCAGGAGTGTATTCAGTCGGCTTCCATCCGTACTTTTTGATGAAGCGTTCTGCAATTTCCTCCCGGCTTCCGGGGTTGAATGGGATTTCTTTTTCTTTCGCTTTCCCATCGGTGATCTTAGCCAGCGCTACCTTTTGGGTTGTCTTCTTGGCCTTGGCCCAAGCCTTGGCGGCTACGGTGGCCTCTGCCTTTGTATTGTAAGTCTTGCCCTCAAACTCATAAGTGCAAGTCTTCATCGTCTCCACGGTCGGGCTAAACACCCTACGCATCTCGCTCTCAAGCTCGATACGCCGCTTGGCAAGGGTCACGTAAAGCCCGTTGGCTTTCTCCTTGTCAAACAGGATGCCGTGGCGCTCCTGAAGCATGATGATCCCGGCAAAGCCCTGCTCAAGAGAGATAGCCTTGGTTGAGTAGTTCTTCTGGGTGATCATCCGATAGAGCTTGGCTGTGACTGCCACGTCCTGAACGCAGTAGTCCTCCATGCTCGGGGACCAAACCGAGAAGTCGCCATCGACCTCCTTGAAGTCGCCCTTGAGCATCCCGATACGATGCCCCCACGCCTTCAGGCTATGGGAGCCAATCAGGTTCCTCGGAAAATCGGGGCGGCTGTTGATCTTTCCGAAGTCGATCTCCTTGAGGTCAGGCCATATCAGGCGGGTGCACACGATGGTGTCCACAACCTGAGACTTGGGCGCCCTGCCGTAGAGCTTGTCTATAACGGGGAGGTCGAAGCCAATAATGTTGTGTCCAACAATGCAAGCGTCCGGGCCAGCCTCAAGAAGGCGATTGACGCCCTCCTCAACTGACTTCCCCGTAGGCTGATGGTTGTAGCGGGTGGTTTCTCCTGTCTCGAGCTCGTGGATGACAAGGCAATGAATGGTGTCTGTCTTGTCCAGTAGCCCGTTAGATTCCAAGTCAAAGATAAGGGTTTTCATTGTAGCTCCTCGGGGATTTCCACCGGGGGCTGACCGCT